AAAACTATGATAAGAAAAAAACAGAAGTCAGATAAGATAGTTATTGACTTAACAGGACAAGATGGCAATGCTTTTTGTTTACTCAAATATGCAGATACATTATCGAAAAAAATGGATTTAGATGAAGATAAAATCTATACGGAAATGACAAGTGGGAATTATGAAAATCTTGTCCAAGTATTCGACAGATACTTTGGTAGTTTTGTAATACTGGAGAGGTAATGAGTTTAATTAAATTCATAATTGTTGTTTATGTATTTTTAAATTTACATAACATACATGATTGGATATGCGACAAGTTAAGTAATTTAAGTTTAATAATATTTAGGAGATAGACTATGATAACAAGAGAAGAAATAAGAACAGGTTTTGCAGAATGTGATACCGTAGATAAGAAAATAGAATTTTTAGAATTTCACACGGAACAAGAAAAAGATATTCCGGAATTATATGAGAATCTAATAGATGACCAAGGAAATAAATTATTCAATTTTCCTGGTTTATTAGAATCATGGATGTCACCTTCACCGATTGATTTTTTGACATTGAAGAACTTTGGATTAACCATGCGAGAATATACCATGAAGAAGATTACTAAAACAAGTAAAGATAAATCGACAGAAGAAATGATTGAAGATGTATCAATAGAAGTTCCTAATGTTAAGGAAGATGATGTATCTAGAATCGTAGGAGAAATGGAAAATGCCTAAGAAAGGATATGATGGTCCAACATGGGAAGAATTAGCAGAAGGTGGTCATTCACCTAAAATGATTGAGGCAACATTAGCAGAACATGGTTTCTATGATGATGAAGAAGAGGAGGAAAATGATGAAGTATAATGAAGATAAAATATTAAAAGAAATTGGTGAGTATATTGCCAATACATACGGAGAACATTATTCTACCGATGAACATGGTATGCAAGCCATGGATGTTTTTAGAAATTTAGACATTGACAAAGATTTCTGCCAGGCAAATGCAATTAAATATTTGATTCGTTATGGTAAGAAAATGGGAAAGAATCGTAAAGATTTAATAAAGGCGATTCATTATATTATATTATTATTATCAAGTGAGGACAAAAATGCCACATGAGTTTTTAAAATTTATTGAACAATTAGTTTTAATTAAAGCAAGCGTTTCAATATTAAAATCAGATGACCCAATTAAGATAGAAATTTTAGATTATATTGATACAGTTATTGCAGAATATAATGTGGAAATTGAAGAATTTGAAAGAAATATGGAATTAGAAATGAAAGATAGGAGTATACATTAATGAAAAATTTAATTATGATATTATTATTATTGGGAAGTTATCCTGTTTATTCGGATAATAAAACAATAACATTAGATGTTGATGGCAAAAAAGTCATCACAATAACAGTTGCAGAAGATGAACCTGTAACCGAAACTGAAACTGAAGAAGAACCAGACTGTGAGTAAGACTAGAAACTTTGTTCAAAAATGGTTAAAACGGTTTTGTAAAGCCACCGTTGAGGTGGATAGGAAAAAGAGAGATAAACGAGGATATGTCAAACATAAAAAAGATGAAAATAAAGCTTGACATATGCTTGAAAATGTCCTATAATATAAAGAATTACTATAAATGTAATAGTCATGTAGACTTTAAATGCACAATATAACAACAACGAGGAAATATTATGGCAAGAGCTAGACTAAGCAAAAAAGAAAAAGTGCTAAACTTACTATCTAAAGGACAACCAGTATTCTGGAGAACCCTAAGAAGTAGATTTGATTTAACATCACCTAGAGCAATGGTTGATACATTACGCTCAGAAGGACACATGATTTATATCAATGAAAACACAGGCACTAATGGTAACAACACTTCATATCGTATGGGAACACCATCTAAAGCGATTGTGGCTGCTGGTATCAAGAAACTTTATGGAACAGGTTTCGCTTACGGTTCTTAATTGAAACTAGGGGTGCCCTTAATTGGGCACCTCATTTTAACCTTGGGAGGAAAAAATGTATCATAAAGTAAGTTCAATGTGCGACAAAATTCGTGTAATTTATGATAAGTCAGAACAGTTAAGGATAGCAAAATACGGTCATCAGGATGATGAAACAAGTGGAGTATCATCACAGATAGAAATTGATACAATGATAAAAGACATACAACAAATGTGTAGGGAGATAGCAAATGACAAAGGAAAATATAATAAGTATCCAGCAAAAAAGAATGCTTAGAACATTCGCTATCGTATTGATTGGGTTGTCCTTACAAGGATGTTTGGCGACCAGGTCTCAAATCGGCGCCGGTTTAGGTGCAACAACAACGACAGTCGCTTGTGTTCAAATGGGTATTGACAATCCATATGTAATTGCAATGTGTACTTTAGGTGGTGCAATTGCAGGTGCAGAATATATGTATCAGTCAGACTATGATGTTCACTATGGCACTTTTGTAGACCACATGAATGTTGCAACAAGTGGTTCATCATATACAAATTGGCACAACAGAAATACAGGTAATAGTGGTATAATAAAAACAACAAGTTTATATTATCAAGGACCTTTTAAATGTGTTGATTATGATGTGACCGTTGATATAACAAATTCATGGCCAGTTATTGGTATGGGTAATGTAGACAGAAGAACAGAATTTGGAACGGCATGTCAAATGCCAGATGGTAGATGGTTAGAAAAACCATATAAAAATCCTTATACAGGAGAGTGGGTGAGTGCAAATGAATAATAATGAATATGGATTTATAGTATTTTGCAAATTGATTTTATTATCATGGGTATTTGTATGGGCAGGTGCAGTTGCAGATGAAGAATTTCACCCTAAAGTAAAACCAATAAAACAACAATATTGTTTTACAAAAATTATAATAACAACAAAAGGTGATACCGTAACCAAAGAAGAAAAATTAATCTGTGCAGACGGCAGAAAAAATTTTGATGAACCAGGTTATTGGGAATTGTTTTCAGAATTTTATTATCGTGATACAAATGCACCAAGTTATTGCAGGTATTATGATAGACCGAATCATGCTTTTAAAACACCAGGAAAAGCATGTCTTACAAAATCTGGTGATTGGGAGGTCCAATGATTAAAAATATAATAATATTTACTCTTGGATTCATTATTATTACTATGACTAGTCTTACGATTGAAGAAGTTGTAATACATCTTAGTGGCAGTATAAATAGTGTTATTGATAGAGTGATAGGAGTAATATAATGAAAAATTATATAATAGTTGTATTTGCATTAACATTAGGTGCATGTTCAACAACAAACAATCCAATGTATTCATTTAAAACTGAAAGCACGGATTTAGTAACAACAGTTCCAGGTTGGTTCATGGCAGATTATTCTAACATGAAACTATGTGGTAAAGATACTCAAGAAGGTATGTGTATATTTGGGGCAGGTACATCTGTATCGCCTGATTTAAACCTTGCGATTGAGAAGGCGAAGATGATTGCAAAATCTGAAATTGCTGATATGATAAAAGGCACAATGAACAAACAAAGTAAACAGTTCATTTCTGAAATCGGTAAAGATAAAGAAAAACATGTTATAACTGAAGTTGAAAGTGCCTTAGTTAATTCAATACAAGATATTCCAGTTCGTGGGTATGAAATCTTTAAACAAGATGTTACAATTACTAAAGATGGTAATTATCGTGCATATGTTGGATTAAGATTACCTATGGGTGAGTTAAATAAGATGTATAATTGGGATGCTATGAGTTCAAATGAAAGTAGTAATTTATAGTAAAAACAATTGTATATACTGTACTAAAGCCAAGACTATGTTAAATAGTCTTGGTGTAAAGTATGATGAAAAAAAATTAGAAGATTTTAAAACAGTAGATGATATGTTAGAAGATATAGGAAGAAAAGTTAAAACAATGCCACAAATAAAAATTGATGGTGAATTAATTGGTGGGTATCATCAGTTAGTTGAATATTTTGATGACCAAGGTCTAGTCAATTTCAAAGGAGAGAAAGTTGAGTAAGGATAAAGATAATATTATACAATTCCCCAATGGTGGAAAAATAAAACCATTTGATAATATGGTTGATGAACATTCTATTAAGAATGTAACAGTTGGTGAAGAAAGAGAACAACAAGAATTAGAATTAGTTGAAGCTTGTGTAGATGAGTGTGCTATATCATTAATAAAACATTTAGTAGATTATGGATGTGATATAAACAAAAAACATTTTTATGGTGATTTAGGATTTATCACAGAAATGATTAGAGCATTAGTTTATAGAGATTTGAATAGAAATCATATATCACAAGCATTGATAGATAAAATTATAACTATTCAATATAATGCTAATAATGAAGTGCAACCTATAATAAATTATAGTAAAGTTTTAGTTCCTAAAGATTTAAAAGAAAATATGTTAGGTAATGAAAATTCAGGTATTTCTTTTGAGGAATCCGAAGAAGATGAACAAGAAATAATTTTTGAACCAGATTTTGAATTTCCACCAGACCCAACGGATAATGAAAGTATATCAGATATTTCTGATTGGAAACCAACACAAGAACCGGAAGATGATAAATGATTTTAATTGATTTAAACCAAGTGTTGATATCTAATTATATGGCACAAACAAGAGGACAACAAGAACCTAATATAGATATGTTTAGACATATGGTGTTGAATAGTATTAGAGGATATAATCTAAAGTTTAAAGAAAAATATGGCACACAAATATTATGTGCTGATTCAGCAAACCCTTGGCGTAGAGAATATTTTCCTAACTATAAACATCAAAGAAGACAAGGTAGAATTGAAACTAAAGAATCAACGGATAAATGGGATGACCTTTTTGATATTATTACAGTTGTAAAACAAGAGATTGCAGAAAACTTTCCTTACATGGTTTTATCGGTAGATAATGCAGAAGCAGATGATATTATTGCGATACTATGTAGAGAAGCAAATCATAATAAAGAAAATGTTATGATAGTATCTGGTGATAAAGATTTTATACAGTTGCACAAATATCCTAAAGTAAAACAATATAGTCCGATTCAAAAGAAATTTATTAAAGATGAAGACCCAATAAAATTTTTACATGAACAAATTATAAAAGGTGACCGTTCTGATGGCGTGCCTAATATTTTATCTGATGACAATGTTTTTGTAACAGGTGAAAAACAACAACCAATACATAAAAAAAGATTACAAGAGTGGGCAGAATTAGACAACATACCACTCGGTAGTATAACAAGATTAAATTATCAACGAAATAAAAAGTTGATTGATTTAGATGAGATTCCTCTAGCACTACAAGAGGATATTATAAATACTTACAGGTCATATCAAATACCCGATAGTTCTAAACTATTACAGTATTTTATAGACCATAAGTTGAAAACATTAATGAGTAATATAAATGACTTTTAAACATGAGGTGAAATTATGGTAGAAAGAAATCCAAATCTAATATCTCCTGCGGCTATGACTTCCATGGCTCAAGGTGGAACAGGCAAACCGTTATTTAGTGAGGTGTTCACTAAAGTAAATAACGCTAAAGTAAAATCAAAAAAAATAGAAATCTTAAAAGAGAATGATACACCAGGATTAAGAAGAATCTTGAAAGGTGCATTTGACCCTAAAATTGTATGGGATTTACCAAAAGGTACACCTCCATATATGGCGAATGAAGCTCCTGCAGGAACAGAACATACTGGACTTGAATCTGAATCTAATAAACTATGGCATTTTGTAGTTGGTGGTGATAATACATTATCTAAAACAAGAAAAGAAACTCTATTCGTTCAAATACTAGAAGGTCTTCATAAAGATGAAGCTGTAGTATTGGTTGGAATAAAAGATAAGAAGTTGCATAACATGTATAAAGGACTAACAGCATCCGTTGTAAAATCCGCTTTCAATTGGAATGATAATTATATTGATGTCAATAAAATAAAGTAAAAAAGTGCTTGACAAATCGTGTGAGGTCCTGTATAATGGACCTATTATATTATGAACATAAAAGAAATAGTACAAATACCTTATACAATGAATCCTCGATTCAAACCTGTGGCAGATGTTGTCATGAAGGAATATACCGATGATTTATATAATGAGAGAAACTTTGAATTTCAAACTCTAGCAGATGAAATGTGTTTTGAATCTTATATTGCAATACAAGAATGTTTAGTTGAAAAAACATCTAGAGCAATGCAATTGACAGATGAACCTTTTTATTCAATTATAGAAATGGGTTTAGAAATACCTGATGATATTATCATAATGCATAAAGGTAAAGTTGAGGCAGGTTTTGTTGCAATGGCGAGTGGTTGGAATCCTGGCAAAGTGCAAGGTCTAACACTAGAAGATGTTCATGAATCAGTTGCTGATAGTGAAATGTTAAGAAAGGCAAGTGATGGTATCTGGCGTGCTATGACAAGTGGTTCATCTTATGAAAGATATACATGGGGCATATCACCACTAGGAAGTTTAAGTAATCATCCAAGTAGACATAGACCGAATTTCAATAAAATAGATGATTTATATTTTAGAGTTGAACACGAAAGAACATTAACAGTTGATAAAGATACAGCAGCTTTCTTTATTGATGTAGAAGTACATCCTCTATCTTCCATATTTTATTTAAAACATGAATACAAAGATTTAATTAAAGATTCTATTAATAGTATGACAGATAATGTCTTACAATATAAAAACCTAGTTAAGGTTAAGGAGTTGATAAATGAGAGCAATTAAAAAAATACCTTATAAATTTGTCCATGTATATTGGATTGATATTCAGTCTGATAGTTCATGGAGAAGTATTGAAGATGTAAAATCAGATGATTTACCTAGATGTTTAAGCACAGGTTTTTTAGTAAGTGATAATGATGATGAAGATATGATTAGACTTGTATCAGATTTTAATTTTAAAGAGGATGGTAGTATTGATGAATGTGGAAATTCTACAATCATACCAAAATGTGTAGTTCAGGAAGTAAAAGAAGTTAGTTAAATATGGAGATTATATTATGAGTAAAGAGATAGACCAATTTTTGAAAAAACAATTAATAGACACACCTAAGTTTCTTAAAAATTACTTAAAAACGGATATTGAAAAAACAAAAGAACAAAAGTATTACAAATCACCAGTCATAACATACTATACTGGTAATTGGGGTAAAGATTTAGAAGACAATCTAACACCTACTCAAAGAAACAAATTAAGAAAAGAAATGTTAAAATTAAATACTAAGTTAGTATTTCTTTCTAGAAAATTACCTAACAATGTTGGTGGGTATGACTATGTTGCTTATGTAAAATGATTAGCAGAATAATTAATATATTTTATCAGATAATCGCTGGTGCATTTTATACACTAGTCATATATTATATCGGTACATTTAATCCGAATCAATATATATTAAGAGATTTTCCTGAACCTAGTTTTCAATATACAAACAAGGAAGAATATGTTGATAGATTAAATCAATGTGTAAACAAAATAGAATCAACAATAACAAGAAACAATTACATACCTAGAAATATGATTATTGCACAATCAGTTTTAGAAACAGGTTGGGGCGAATCAGACTTAGCAAAAGATTCAAACAATCTATTTGGTATAAAGGCATTTTCAAACAAAGTACCTCACAGACATGCAAAAGAAAACACGGATGTCATGTATAGAGTATTTTTAAATAAATGTGATTCGGTAAAAGAATACTACCGTTTATTAAATGAACATCAAGCATATTATAAGTTTAGAAGATATAGAACACAGACATTATTAAATGATGAACAGATGAATCCTAAAGTTGCAGTTCAAACTATGACCAGATATAGTGAAACACCTGATTATGCAAATAGAGTTATACGAATAATTAAAGAGTTAGAATCATTATAAATATAAGTATGTTTTTAACTTACTTAATATTAATTAGTGGTATAGCACTATCTATTATAGCCGCAGGTTATAGTATAATAGGATTAGCAGCTTTATTTGCAGGCGCCACAACAGCAATATATGCTATGGGTGGTGCATTAGAAGTTGCAAAACTTGTTATAGCAAGTTGGTTGTATAATAATTGGAAGAATCCATTATTACCAAAATCAATTAAATATTATTTAACAAGTGCAGTTGTAGTTTTAATTTTTATAACTTCGGTAGGTATTTTTGGATTCTTATCAAAGGCACATTTAGACCAAGTTGTGCCAGAAAGTAATAATGCATTACAAGTACAAATATTAGATGAACAAATAGAACAACGACAAAAAACAATAGACCGTTCACAAAAACAATTAACAAGAATGGACGATTTAATTGAAACTCAATCAGAAGAATCAAGTTGGTTTAGTAGTAGTTCACAAAGAGCAATAACAGAAAGAAATAATCAAAAACAAGAAAGAATA